ACCTTTTTCCACCTTTAGAAAAGGTGGAGCCAAAACTGATTATGCGTTTTGTTCTATTTTTTCACATGTTTTGATTCCGCCTTTCCCAGTATTTGGCTCCACCTTTTCCAAAGGTGGAAAAATTGAACAACAAATTTTGATTTATAGTTAATATAAATCAAAAAATAATAACATGGATCAAACTACACAAGATAAACTACGATTAATGGTAAATGCCAGGTCTTGTTTGAATTCTGTATCAAAAGAGGAACAAGACGATGAATGGAAATCTATTTTAAAATCAATAAACAAATATATAGAACAAATCTGTCTACACGATTTTGTATATGATTGGATAGACACTGATCCCGACAGATCCTCCATGATCCAATATTGCGTTCATTGTGAAAAAACAATGGATAAACAAAAATAAAAATAATATATTTGCAGTTTATATAGATGAGCTCAAAGTTAATGTCTTTTTTCGCAATCATGTTGTTTTATATTTTTATTTCTTACGTAGTCTTCCCACTCATCTTTTATTTTTTCATGAACAAATCACTCAAATCTGCGGGATATGGATTCATAGTCGGTAGTATTATATCCATTATTCTTTGGTACATGTACGGAAGTAAAATGGTATAAGTAATTATCTTGATATTCTTTATAAACATATATTAAGAATATCAATGGAAAAAAAATTTGAAAATGGACTATTTATATTTAGGAGAGACTTGCGTATTGTAGACAATATGGGTCTACTTTTAGCAAATAAAAAATGCAAAAATATTACACCTATTTTTATTTTTACACCAGAACAAGTCGGGAAACAAAATAAATTTAAATCCGACAACTCCGTTCAATTCATGATAGAATCCCTCCAGGATTTATATGATGAAATCAAAAAACAAGGTGGAACCCTCTATACCTTTTACGGTAAAAATGTAACAATAGTAAAAAATTGCATAGACGATTTCAAAATAGATTACATCTGTTTTAATGTGGATTATACTCCTTATGCAATTGAACGCGACACTGAAATTGTACAATTGTGCGCTAAACAAGGAGTTATATGTGATTATGCACATGATTATTGTTTATTGGAACCAGGGTCAGTTTTATCGGGATCTGGAACACCATATCAAAAGTTCACCCCGTTTTATAATGCATGCTTAAAACATAAAGTTCAACCACCGTCAAGAGCCACAAAAATACACTTTTCAACAAAAAAATCATCAGTATCGGATAGAATTTCTCTCAAAGATGCCGCAACAAGATTCACAAAAATAAACAACCAAATTGATGTCCATGGTGGGAGAGAAATAGGAATTTGCGTCTTGCAATCAGCACATAAAACGCAGAATCATTATGAAAAAACAAAGAATACCCTCATATACAATACAAGTCGTTTATCGGCATACACAAAATATGGATGCGTGTCAATAAGAGAAGCGTATCACAAAATGCACGGAAATCATAATTTTATAAGGCAATTATGGTGGAGAGATTTTTACATGAATGTTTTATACAGTTTTCCTCGTGTTCTTGGAAATGCAATGAAACCCAATTATAATAAAGTTAAATGGCACCATAATGCGTCATATTTGAAAAAATGGCAACAAGGTGAAACTGGATATCCTATTGTGGACGCAGCAATGACAGAATTGAATATAACCGGTTATATGCACAATCGGGGTCGGCTAATTGTCGCCAGTTTTTTGGTGAAAACACTCCTTATAAGCTGGGAACACGGAGAAGAATATTTTGCAACAAAACTTATGGATTATGATATTGCGTCAAATAATGGCAATTGGCAATGGATCGCAGGAACAGGGGCTGATTCGCAACCTTATTTTCGTGTTTTCAATCCATGGAGTCAATCTGAAACATATGATAAAGACGCTCTATACATAAAAAAATGGTTACCACAATTAGAACCAGTTTTGCCCAAAGATTTGCACACATGGAACACATCATGCAAAAAAACAGAATACAAGGAAATCAAGTACCCGGAACCCATTGTTGATTATACGGAACAAAAAGAAAAGGCATTGAAAATGTATGCAGCGGTTTTTCATTAATTTAGCGGGGAACCCAGGTTCCCCCGCTCGCCCCCTCCTGCCCTTCGGGCAGGATAAATCCTTATCATATTTCATAACATTTTATCTTTATGAAAAATCCATAAATTTATCCTGGGTTCCCGGTGGATAATGCTACATTAATTGCTGTTAAACACAGAAACCAATTGAGTCTTCCATTCCGTATCTATTTCTCCAACATGAGTGTTCATAATATTTTGAAGTGGAATCCAATACTCACGATTTGATAAAAGTTCGGGTGCAATATTCCACAAACTATTATTATATTTTTTTATAGCGTGGATCAAATCTGATTCACTTTCAGGAATAATATCCAGCAATTGCTTCATCACTGTATTAACTGACTGTTCTGACATTATATAAAATTGAAACAAATATAAAACAATGTTTCAATTTTATACAGAAATCCAAATGACAGCATTCAATCAAATATTCAACTTTGTTATTTATATGAGTGCAAAATATAATATTGACGAATCTCATGGTTTGTCACACTCTATGAATGTATTGAATTTTGCAAATAATATTTTTGAGTCGGAGAAAGTCAGAAAACCATATCTCAATTCGCAAGAACATATTATATATGCCGCAGCTGCGCTTCACGATATGTGCGATAAAAAATACATGAATGAAAAGGAAGGGGTTGGTGAAATTTCAGAATTTTTAAAAGAAAGTATCAAGTATACTCCAGAAGACATAAATGCAGTGAAGGCGATTGTTACTACAATGTCATATTCAACCGTTAAGAAAAATGGGTTTCCAGAATTGGGAGTATTTCAACCATCTTATCATATAGTTCGCGAAGCTGATTTGCTATCGGCATACGATTTTGATAGGTGCATGATTTATAAGATGAAAACACAGGGTATGACATTGGAAGATGCATTTATTGACGCAGATGATTTGTTCTCAAAAAGAGTTTTAAAACATAATGAAGATAATTTATTTGTAACAAATTACTCAAAATCGTTGTCAAAAAATCTTGAATTAGTTGCTCATGATCGCATACGAACATGGAGGCGTTTGTTGAAAATTTACCTTTAGGTAAAAAATGGTGGAAAGACAAATTTATTTTTTCTTGTCAATGGTATTTTTAGACAAATTAAACCAATAATAATAAGAACTAATCCAAAATATTCTTGCCAAGTTTCAAACCGTTCTCCTAAAATTATAAATGCAGCTAAAGATTCAATTAATGCACTCAAGCCATCCCATACACCATTAATAAGCAAAATATTAGATCCTTGTAAAGCCCGAATTAGATAATAAACAACTCCCACATAACTAATTGTTCCAGTTGCAAAATTTTTTATTCCGCCGTGGTTTGCGAACGATTCATATCCAAAATCTCCAATTATTTCTGTTAATACAAGAGGGATCAAATCTTGATAACTCATATTACATTATATTTAGAGTAAAATTTAGAGTAAAAATATCATAATAAAAGTATAAACCCGTTTATATGGAAAAGGACAATATATCAATAACGACAAATACAAAGGGAGAATATATTTCAAGTATAATTATAAAAAACAACAATCTTTTATTAAAAAATTTATTTGATATGAACATATTTCAATTGGTGTATACATTGAATACCGAGATGTTCAGTGATTTTAATTTGAATATAAAAGACGAATCCAATGCAAATGTCTATTTTTTAGCAAAACATTTTTTTGAAGATTTTGGTGTTCCACAATTTTATTTTTCTTACAATGTAAACAAAAAAATATCTAATAATACAATTTTTTTTGAATGTGAATCTGTAAAATTGCAACAAGCAGTAAAGTATGTGGAATATATGAATTTAGAAAGATTGTCAATTAAGTGTGATATTATTGAATCTCATACAGCAGTAATAGACATAGTTCTCAAATTGGATTTACAAACGATAGAGATACCGACATTTGTTGAAAAGGCGATTATTCAACTCATCTATAAAATGATATTAAAGGTAAAAGAGTTTATAGAGAATTATCATTATAAAGTATTACATAATGATTGAACAATTATGGAATATAATAAAACTTGTGTCTTTTTTTATATATGCGTATTTACGTTACATATTTGACCGGGACAATAAACAATTTATTAACAGTGTGGCAACATATCTCTCTAAACAAAATATGTTATACATTAAAATGTTTCAAGCTATAGCTCTTAATAAAAATTTATTAAATGATGCCATGAGCCAACATCTATTGAAATATTCAGACAATGTGGATTATACAGAAGAAGATTTAGATGAACCATCTTTGAGAGAAATAATGCAAAAATACAATCTAAGTGCAGCTGATCCGATTATACCTATAAACTCTGGAATGATAGCATTGGTTTATAAATTGAAAACAAATTTGGGTTCGGATGTTATTTTAAAAATTAAACGCAATAATATTGACATCCGATTAATGGAGGATATAAATAAACTGCAAGGGTTGTTGCACACTTTATCGGCAGTGCCTTTTTTTAAGTATTTTTGCTATTATATAGACATCCCGGCAATTGTTAAAAATAATATAGATTTTTTAGTACAGCAAACAGATTTTACCCGGGAAGTTGAAAATATCCAACTTATGAAAAATAAATGTAGATACTTAAAATACGTGGTTATACCTTCGGTATATACAGAACTTACTCATTATTACCCGAATGCAATCTTGATGGAATATATTCATGGTAAGAAATTAGAACAAGTGGATAAAGAAGATTATCTCGTATATGCAAAATTAAATATAAAATTCGGGTTTGCTTGTTGTTTTAATTTTGGTCTGGCACACGGAGACCTTCACAATGGAAATATATTATTTATAAAAGAGGAGGACAATGTCTATAAACTGGGAATATTAGATTACGGAATTTTATACCAGTTTGATGAAGCTATAAAAAACAAGTACACTGAAATTTTTGCAGGATTATTTTATATTGATGAAACTGAAAGTGCTAAAAAATTACTTGGAGTGGCGTTTGAGCCAGAGGAAGAATTAAAATGCATAGATCCAGTTGTTTATAACAAAATGATTTCCATAGTTGCTATTCAACTATCTTCATTAAAAAGTCCAAATGTTTCGGCAGATCAACTACAAATTCATGAATGTTTGAAAAACGTTACGGAATGTTTAAACCCACACAACTATGAAAATAAAATAAAGATTAATGATACATTTATAAAACTTCAATTAGTATTAGCAATGAGTCATGGTGTAACAATAAGTTTATGCGAGAACACATATAAAGATTTAGCCAGGGAAGTTTTGGATGAAATGTTGGGAAAAAATAGTGAAGTGTTCAAACACTTTGTATCTACATAGCTACAAACACATATGTATTTTCTTCGCTTGTTTTTATAGAAGATCCGGTTGCGCCAGGACGTTTACTATTTTTCATGGAAAACACCACGTCCAATTGTCTCCAACCAAGATCATTGTGTATTTTTACAATATCATCGTACAAGTTGTATTTTTTATCCGTTTTAAAATTTTTAATGCTCCAGCAGCTATATTTCACTCTTGTAACCAGGTTCTCAATAACAGGTTTAATAAATTCAGACAACCACTGATCATAAGTTCCATTGGCTTTTACTGACTGAGATTCTTCATCACTGTAAAGTTCCAAATTGTAATACGGTGGGCTTGTTAATGCCAGGTCAAACTTTTCATCTGGCGGAATATTCAATAGTCCGATTTCCGCTGGAGTATTGAATAGTCTTATATTTTCCAGATGTAAAACGTCGCGAATCTTGCATAACCCATTGTATGTTTTTAGACAAGGCTCAAACCCGGTATAACAAACATCTGGGTCAACACTTTTTGCTCCCAACATTCGTCCTCCCCACCCAACACATACGTCCAACACACTTCTCGCGTTGAAATAATTAACAATGGTCTTTGCCAATACTGGTCTGTATATGGTAATTTTACCAAGACCATTTGTAAATGAAATAGATCGGATAATTTCCGACACATAGGGAGTAGAATGATATTGGCGATTAAACCGCAATGCCTTTTCCAAGTTTTCCGGGGTCCACAAAGTAACCAAATCAACTCCTTTATAGTTTTTGACAGCGTAAAAGTGGGGCATGTTTTTGCGAATAACCTTCATTCCAGTAGTGCACGTTGCAGGAACATTGCATTCCTCTACAGATACTTCCTTCTTGCAAAGCGATTTCCAGTCCTTTATTATTTCTTCAGTAGTACTATCGTCATAGATGAACCCGTTTTCAAACAGCTCTATAGCTATTGTTCCGACTTTTTCTTCAAATGCTGCATCAGATAAATCACGCAGCACATTCTTCTTGTTCAAATAATTCATGTATTGTATATGTGACTACAATATATAAATTTAATTCATTTTTTTGATTCTTTTGATATGAACCAGAAAATAGTATTATCCACCGGGAACCCAGGATAAATTTATGGATTTTTCATAAAAATAACATGTTATGAAATATGATAAGGATTTATCCTGCCCTTCGGGCAGGAGGGGGCGAGCGGGGGAACCTGGGTTCCCCGCTACCAGAAAATAGTAATAAAGAGTGTAAAAACATATAATGTATAATATATAATATATATACACATGAGTATTTGGATTTTAAGCACATTGTCAAGTTGTCCTCTTTCCATAAATAAAATTACAAATGAATTTGATAAAAGAAATTTTACCGATTATAAAATAATTATGCAAGAAAATATAATATTTAAGATAACACAAGATGGACTTGATACATTTATTGATAATATAAAGGTAACTGAATATCCAAACGTGTTATGGTTTAGAGTGAATGCTATTCATTGCGATTTTCAAATAACTTTATTACGACATTTTGAATCATTAGGTATTAGAATTGTAAATTCTATAGACGCGATATTAAAAGCAACAAATAAAGTTTGGCATTTTATTGAGCTGGCAAAACATAATATTCCGATTCCCGCTACATTTTCTTATTGCGATAGTGTAATAAAACTATACGATGATCCCGAAAATACGTTACAATATCCTATTATTGCAAAAGCTGTTCGTGGAAGTCTTGGCAATAAAGTGTTTACTATTTCCAATAAAATTATACATAAAGAGTTATTAGGTGTTCTTGATCACACTGTTCCTTATCTTTATCAAGAATATATTCAAGAGAGTCACGGACGAGATCTTAGAATTGTAGTTGTAGATAAAAAGCCATTGATAACTATCCTAAGAAAATCAACGGATGGTTCAGTGAGAGCAAATATATTCCAAGGGGGAACAAGTGAAACTGTTACTGGTGTATATCCAGAAGCAGAAAAATTAGCATGTAGAATAGCAGAAATATTGGATATTGATATATGTGGCGTTGATCTATTGTTTAAAGGAGATAACGAATTTGTATGCTGTGAAGTTAATAATCGCCCTGATTTTAAACGAGATGTTTATACTGGTGTAGTTGAAACCCCCATATGTGATTTTCTTTTACGGATTTGCAATGAAAAGAAATGAATACGTATAAAGAGTTTTCTTATTTAGCGGGGAACCCAGGTCTTCAGAAATCCGTCGGATTTCCAGCCCCTTAGCCCTCCTTACCATATTTCATAACAGTTTATCTTTATGAAAAATCCGTAAATTTATCCTGGGTTCTCGGTGGATAACACTACTCCCATTTTTACTAATTAAATATATAATACCAAGAACGCTCAAAAAAATGTCCCTCTGTTGAATTAATATGATGATTTACTTCTAATATTAATCTTTTATAATATTCAATTGATTTATTTATTATATTTTCTTTTTTAACAGCAAATATAGCATTACAATATAGATAAATTGGATTTGGATAATTTATATCTATATTAGTTTTGAACCATTCTAAAAATGTAATAGGATTATTATTTTTATAATTATCCTTCAAAAAATAACCATCATGTCTTAAATTCCATGTTTTATCAAAATTAATATCATTTCCTAAATCATTATGTATACTAAAATTTTGAGATTTTGAGTTACATAATGCCTCATTTTTGATATTTATTAAATAATTAATATCATCTTTCCCTCTATGGTCTGATATTCTTGCTTGTGTAAAAACAATGACATCCGGCAAACTATCATAATTTGTAATTATGTAATGTAAATAAGTTTCACTTTCTCTTCCTACATTTTCTAAATTAATTTCATTTTCAATATTCAATCTATTACCTTTATTATACACTATACAATTTGACATTTCACTGTTTAACCATTCAATATCTTCATTATATCTCGCTACTATAATTTTATATGACATTATTATATAATAATAATTATATATTTTTTTTATTAATAATAACAAAAATGTGTAAAAAGAAGAACTTTCAACTCTGTTTCATGAAAAATATACACCATTATTGGATGAAATAGATATAAACATAAAGCATACAGTATAGGCATGAAGTTTATAGACTATGATCATAATTTTTGCGAAGGAAAAATAAATGGGATGCCGGAATATTTTAATTCTATAACATCTCTTGTATTTGTAGGTGTTGGATTATACGGTTTATCTCAACAATATACAGCCTTTGATAAACCTATTCAAAAAATTTTAAAAACTAATTCTTTTATTATAAATCTTATTTATAGTATTTTTGTAGTAATTGGGTATGGATCTGCTGGTTATCATTGGACTGGACAAATGGGATGGGCATTATTAGATGAAACTCCCATGATTGTTTGTCTTTTTATTGGAATCTCTTATTTATATCAAACATATAATTTACTTCAAAAAAGAGAATCATGTTTCATTTATTCTAATGCATGTCATATATGTATTGTGTCGTTAATGTTTTTTTTCATAGTTGTAAATACAATGGAAAATTATCGTAAATTATTTCCTTATTTTTTTACCGGATCAGTTCTGAGTTTTTATTTATTGTTAACATACACAATGTATAGTTTTGACAAAAAAAAATTACAATTTATAACTCATATTGGTAATAAAAATGTATATATTATAATATGTGGTGGAGTAATATGGTATTTTACTGAATTGATGTGCAATTATTCCCATAATAAATTGCTATTAATTGGACATCCACTGTGGCATTTATTAATTTGTTATGGTTTTTACAATATTATACAAGTAATCTATTTTATAAATTGTTACACACAAGTAAATATGATATTGAACCGTTATGATATAATTCTTTCATACAATAATTTTTTTATGTTAGAGATGGCTCCTTCTACATCTTTGTTAAATCAAATTGCATAAACATATTTTTATTAAGCTCGTCCTTTTTCTCCTTTTTTGCTCTTTCTAACACGGCTAACGCAGCGGCTATTTCTGAGTCGCTTACAACACCATCGTTGTTCGTGTCTACTTGTTTGCTTAATACACGATAGTTTTCAGGGACAACACATAAATGACTTTCCTCATTGAATAGATGGTCGGACAAAATTACAAATGCAGCAGTTAACATTAATGCGGTATATATGTCACGGGTACCCATCCACGCCATTGCAAATACGAGTAATTGTTTGCTTACTGAGTATTTTAGATACTCTTCCGTTGATTTGCTAAATTGTATGGAAATAAATTTAGAACCAATATTAAGCATAATCATTACAATTCCTGCAAAAAATTTACTGTTATTTAGAAACATAATGTGATCGTGAATATAATATAAAAATCCCGCGTGTAGATTTGAATTTCCTGCCATCTGTGGATTTCCTGCCATCTGTGGATTTCCTGCCATCTGCGGATTTCCTGTCATCTGTGAATTTCCTGTCATCTGTGAATTTCCTATATTCTTTCCTTTTACCATTATAATACAATAACATAAAAATTATTACATAGATGTTAATCCAATTTTTCTAAAAAGAAGTTTTAAATAATGGTACCCCATATTTGTAAATTTTTCTTTTGTTACACGTAACTGTCGTTTGTTTTTATTTACAATCTCATTTATTTTTGGAACAAAGGATTCTATTCTTGACATTCTATATAATATATATAGTGCAATGCTAATAAATACAAAAATAAATAGAAATTTTGTATGAGTTTTCATAACGTTCAATTATATTTATACAAAGATAATATAATTAAATGAGAATATTTTAGCGGGGAACCCAGGTTCCCCCGCTCGCCCCCTCCTGCCCTTCGGGAAGGATAAATCCTTACCATCTTTAATAACAGTTTATCTTTATAAAAATTCAGTAAATTTATCATGGGTTCCCGGTGGATAAAGCTAAAATATTTATGGTAAATTTGAGCTGGATGGTTTAGGAGAAACGACCGTTTGAATATGAATTAAATCAGATATAGTTTTAGAAGCTATTGTCCCAGCAATTGGTTTTTCTTCCTTTTTATGAACAACATTTGTGGATTCAAATCCTTCCATCATGACATCTTTATAGAGATAAAAGATGACTAAAAGAAGGCCCAACCCTAAATACAAGTGAACATTTGTTGTTACTATAACAAGAGAAACAAGTAAAATGCGACCAACTATACTAGTTGATAATACCCTAAACACGCGTGGATACAATAAAAAATAGATGATCAATCCACACAACACAATGGTAAATAAATTTTTATCTCCTTTAGTCATTTATATATTTTGCCTATATTTTAATTTAGCATTATCCACCGGGAACCCAGGATAAAATTATGGATTTTTCATAAAGATAAAATGTTATGAAATATGATAAGGATTTATCCTGCCCGAAGGGAAGGAGGGGGAAAGCGGGGGAACCTGGGTTCCCCGCTATTTTAATTCAGATTGATTTATAAATTATTATCTTAATTTTTATTAGGAATGTCTTTAGCATTTAATGCAGCAATATTTGATAATGAAAATGATAATAGTATAATTCAGAAAAAGAAGACCGCCGCCGCACATAGGAGAACACAAAAACGTTATCCCGAGGTAAATAACGATAAAGTGAATACTGTTTTACAGTCTATCCACAATGCTTCTGAAGACGGCGGAAATGATCTGGGTGATTATTACGAAAATCCTCCACCTAAAGCGTCATCGGTTGGAGCGATGAGAGCGGAAGGTAAAGAAGGGATGCAAAATAATAGTGAAGTTTTGAAATCTTTAGGACTTCAGCCTCAACCGAATCAAAAGTCTGATTTTGAACTGTATGATTTTCAGCAAAATTATGGAACAGAAGAGAGCAATGTGGATTATTACAAAAAATTTATTCCTAACTTTTCTGGAGAGCAATTACAACAACACCAACAACAACAACAAAATCAAAGATATAGACAACCCCAAGCTTCCCCTCCTATGCCATCATATAGCTCCTCTAATGATTTGCTTATGCAAAAACTAAACTATGTCATTCATTTATTGGAAGAAAAGCAAGATGAGAGAACAAATCATGTAACCGAAGAAGTTGTATTATATTCCTTTTTAGGCGTATTTATTATTTTTATTGTGGATGGATTTACTCGCGTTGGAAAATACACACGTTAATAGATTTTTCTTTGGATATATTAAATGAAAAGAGTTGAAAAACGCAGGAGGGAAGTGGAAGGGACTGGCAATGCTTACACTGACAAGTCCCGAGATTTAATGAATGAACCTCTCATTAGTAAAGCAGAAGGACCAGAAGTAAAAAATTTTTTAAATAAAAAAGATTGGAAGAAGATGGATCCGAATATTTCTTCTCCTATGATGCAGGGATCTGTATCCACAGTTGACACTATGTTAGGTTTAGAAAACACAGATGCAGACTTAGGCGATAATCCTTTTGGGTTAGATTTAGACGAACCTTTGCCACAAGAAGGCGGCAGAAAATCTCGTCGCAACAAACGAAGTAATAAAAGTAAAACCAATAAACGTAAATCCCATAAACGTAAAACCAACAAAAGTAAGTCCCATAAGAAAATGGGCGGAAAAAAAAACCGTCGCAATAAGAAAGGATCAAGAAGAAACCGCAAATAAACTATTTCTTGTATACTATTAGAATATGAAATTTATTATAATAGTATTTTTATTGTCTCTATTAGATGGACTACACTACAAAGTGGCGGTTTTAAAAAGCGCAATAGTAAATTTTGCTCCAGATTTGAAGCTCCATCATATTGTCACGATAACAGATAAAAATTTAAAAACTTATGCCATAGATTTCTCTCCGATCAATCAAAGTCTTCCAAAAACACTGTTAAAATTAGCTTTGGGACACAATGTTCCTGCAGAGACACGAGTACGACAAATACCCTATTCGGAAAATGAGTGTGAACTTTTGGAAAATTGGATTGTTCAAAATGATAAAATAAATTCACATTCTGATTCTGAGAGAAAAAGTATGCAAGTCTTGTCCTCTATAAAAGACCGAGAACTGAAACAAAAACTACTTCAAATAACATCATGGAAAAAATCAATGAATTTGTATACAAGTAATTGCCAACATTTTAGCGGCTACGCTGTAAAGAATTTGAAATAAAGGCGGAGAGAAATAATAAAAAGGAGGGGGTCCTTAAGCTTCGCGGAAAGGGCGACCTTGGTCCCCTACCCCTTAACAAATAACCAACACTTTTTTAGAATCAAATGTGTGATATGCAAAGTTGTAAAAAAAATACCCAGATGGGCTTATAGCATATACTCTCGTTTTTAGCTCTATGTTTTTGATAATAGAATAATTATCACTTATATTTTCAATTACCAGGTAACCATACTTTTTCTCTCTCTTTGCAATCTTCCAAAAAGCATGTTTAAATCCTTGAATAAAATCTCCAACGCTTGTACTACAAATAGAAGCAAAACATGTCAACGCTTTTAGTCCATTTGCAATATACATGCATGAATTTCTAAAAAAATACACTGCGCAAATTTCTCCATCTCTCAATAGCATCAATAAATATACATTACCCGATTTTATAAGCTCGCATATATTTGAAACCGATGTGGTAATGGAAATATCAAACTTAGATTGATTTTCTTTCAAAAAATCATGAAATAAATGTAGATTTTGAGGAGTGCATTCCACAATAGTATAAGAAGCATGCATAGGATCAGGACATTTCCATCCAACGCAAGAAAAACAATATGTCTTGTAAACACAAAGAGGGACAATTCCAGTAAGTTCTCCTTCTCTCTTGAAGAGAGAAACACACACGGATTTGTTCATATGTCGTTGATTGTATTCATGGGTCTGAATAATCTGAGGGGCGGTGCCTTTTTTTCGGTAATCTTTATGCACACATAAATAATCCACATAATAAACATCAAATGTTCCGCCATAGCGTTTATCGCGTATAAAAACATTTAATGGACGGCTCGTCATTACTGCAATTATGTTTTTGTCTTTTATTTGAGAGTCGTCCTTCATATCTTGCAATAAGACTTCTTCTTCAAAGAGAGAAAGATATCCATCGTATTTATAGGGTTCTTTAAAATAGGGAACAATGTTTTCTTTTTTCGGAGAATACTTGTTGTCTTTATTTGAATAATAATGTTTTCTGACAAAATTTACAAACTGTGTAAGTTGGTAATCTGTTACCTTTTTGAAGGGTATAGTTTGTATTTGCTTAAAATTGGTGAATTTGTTCTCTCTTGGAAGTTCTTCTTGGATAATTCCAGGAGGGAAAATATAGTATCGCAAATCGTATAAATGAAACACTGGCTGGTAATACCAGAATCCATATTTAATGCGAATGATCGTACAAACTATGATTATAAAGAGAATAAGAACAATTGCAATATATGGAACGTAATTGCGAAATGTTGAATCTTTTGCAAGATCAGGCCTATAAGAGTTGAGAGAAATCATAATAAATAGTTTAAAACTATATATCATGATTTTTATTTTTTGCGGCGAGTAACGCGACCCACGGGTTTCTTCTTTTTATTAGACTTTGTATTGGACTTTAGTTTAGGTTTAGACTTGCTCTTCTTTACTCTTCGTGTTTTTTTAATAGAATTCCGTTTTTTGGCTTTACGAGTTCCACCTGAAGTTTTTTGTTCTTTTGATTCACCACTTTCGGCTCCTTCATCAGGTTTTCTTTTCATCTGAGTTATGTCACCTTGATCAGTAGTTTCATCTTGTTGTTCGTCTTCATCTACATCAGCTTTTCTTTTTCCAAGAGTCGTTTGTTCAGAAGATTTGGCTTGTAGAACAGGGGTAAACCTTTCAATCTTATATACGATTGCGCTCTTTCCAGTTTGACAATGCGGGGCACTTATTCCATTTCCGAACTTTCCGTTCAATACATTATCTGTGGTGGTACTTACAAGAACTTCTTCGGTGGGCAATACAATAAAAAAATTGCCTGATTCTTGCTTTTGCATAGAAATGGCGTCTTCTAAAGGAATTACATGAGATGCTTCTGTAACACTAAATTCAACGCCCAAACTTGTCAACACCAAATATGGTTTATCTCTAACTACATACTTAAATGTATCCACCTTTTTACAGTCAAACACAATAGAGTTGTCTGTTTTTTCCATATTACCAGATAGTCCTAATTGAGTTCTTGTGGTCAAAAAATAGGAATCCTCGTATTTTAAAACAATATTATCAGGATCTTTCACATATTCTAATATATTTATTTCTGTTCCTTCTATAAAGTCCATTACAGTTTGGTCTGGTTGAATAGAGATTTTTTCTCCAGTATATTCTGGTAATTCCTTATGTGATATAGGATCCAAATTAAACGGCTCTTTACGGTCAAATTTGGTTTCTATGGCTCCTTTTGATTTCAAAAACCGTGTTATTTTTTTTCCTTCTTCAACCAAATTTACTTCTCCTTCTCCATATTGGGCATCGTCAAATTCATTATCGTAATCACTATAAATTAAACAAGTGTATCCATTTTTCTGTGTAACATTTATATCTGCTCCAGCCTCAACAAGTAATTTGACGATTTCAAAGCTTCTCTCCATACAGGAATATAATAATGGAGTGAATTCATCTGAATCCATCACATTTAAATCCGGCTTCTTTTCAAGCAATAATTTTACAGTTTCAATGCTTCTGTTTTTTACAGCATAAAATAAAGGTGTGTTACCATCTGTGGTTTGATCATTTACATTTGCTCCACGCTCAAGTAATAGTTTTATAAGCTCTATATTATCGGCTTCGCAACATGCGATCAATGGAGTAACACCATCTTTTGTTTTATCTGTTATATTTGCGCCATGTTCAAGTAATATTTTTGAAGTCACAGTATCGTTGTTATTGCACGAAACTATTAAGGGAGTAAATCCATCCATTGTTTTAGCGTTCACATTTGCTCCGTGATCAATTAACAATTTCACCAGTTCAATATTTTCGCTATTACACGCACTTATCAAAGGTGTATCTCCTTGATCCATTGAAACGTTTGTATCTGCTCCTTTATCAAGTAATAATTTTGTAATTGCAAGATTATCAACATCGCATGCAATAATTAGAGGATTTGTATCCGCTTTATTTTTTTGATTTACGTCTGCGCCCGCATTAAGTAACATTTCTACAAACTCTGGATCGTATATATGAATCGCGACCATAAGAGCATTGTATCCGCTTGCATTTTGCTCATTAATCTTTACCCCCTTTTCAATTAAGATTTTTACCATTTCTTTTATTTCTTCTTTACACGCAAGCATAAGAGGTGTAAAATTGTTTACAATTTCATCTATATTTACATTTTTTGTTAAAAGAAATTTGAATGCTTCCATTTTATTGAGGCCGATTGCAGACGATAAAGGAGAAAATAGTACATCTGAGGGAGCGCCAAATTGGTTGGAGTCGTATTCTGATCCATAACGATCCCATATACTTTCTTCTGACCCAGATTCTTCACTGTCTGAGGCGTCTTCGCCGACAGAGGTTTCTTCTTCGTACCCAGTTCCTTCACCGACAGAGGAGTCTTCGCCGACAGGAGTTCCTTCACCGACAGAGGTGCCTTCACCGACAGAGGTGCCTTCACCGACATCAGAAGGGGTTCTTTCACCAGCAGGGGCTCCTTCACCGGAAGAACTACTGAAAGGTCCTCGTATAATATGAAAATCTGACTCATCTAAATCTGCAATTGCAGATATATCATTAGGAAATTCACTAACCACATCTTCAAAACTATGCTCATTCACTTCTCCTTCTTCCTGTTCCATTTGTACTTCAGGAACACCTTCTTCTTGTTCTATGGGATCATTTATTGGCAAAACACTGTCGGAAGCATCCTTATCGGAAGCATCCTTATCGGAAGCATCCTTATCGGAAGCATCCTTATCGTCCTTGTTGGACTTGTCGGAACCATCCTTATCGGAAGTGTCCTTATCAGAAGAAAAAATCTTCAATACCGGTTTATTCACATTTGCCCCTTTATCAATTAATCCTTGTAGAAGTTCATTCTTTCCGGTTTCTATAAATAAAGATAGTAGGGTATGTCCGTGATCTGTCGTGTCATTTATGGTTGCTAATCCACGGTCAAGAAACAAATCCACCATGGCCAAATCTTTTATATCTTTATCATAACTATGTTCAGCCCATGCAAGCAACGGGGTAAAACCAGTATCAGAGTCGTAATTCTTTGTTGTAATTTTCGCGCCTTTATCCAATAAAAGTTTTGCTATTTCCACATTATTATTTTCGCAAGACATTATGAGAGCTGTATTTTGATATAAATTTTGATTTATTCTGCCTCTTTTATTGAGAATTATTTTTGTATTTATGTAATTAATGTCTGCGCCATTGTCAATAAAAAATTTTGCAAACTCGTTATTATCGTGATGAATTGCTATCATTAATGCGGAACTCCCCTGATGATCTTTTGCGTTTATTTGTTCAGGATCTTTTTCAATTAAAGCTCGTAATTGATCTACTGTCACATCATCGTCGTATAATAGTTGAATAATTTTAGGGTCTTCTTGGTCAGATGCGGCATCATCAAACGCTGCACCCAAATTTGTACCCGATATTTTGTCTTTTAGTTCCTTTATTAATTTAGAGTTACGACCGTCTTGGTTCATATTCAATAAATATATTGCAGTTTCACCAGAAGAATTCTTCGCATATATATTTGCGTCGCGTTCAATGAGACTATCAGCGTAATGCAGCGTACCATTAAAATGCACTTCTTGGCACGCCTGTAAAAATGCAGTCATTCCTTCATTGTCTGGAACATCAATTTCAGCTGTTGTCATTTTGGAAATAAGATAGTCAAACATTTGTTGATCATTGTGAATAATTGACCATATTAACGGGGTACGCCCTGTTGTAGAATCTTTAATATTTATATTTGCACCATGTTCAACCAATTGTTCCGCTAAAGATATATATGTAGGATTTGGGTTTTCATTATCTTTAATACATGCGTCTAAAGCAGAAATCCCATATTTATTGAATGCATTTACATTTGGATTTTTATCCAACAACATTGCTACAATGGAAAGTAAACCTTTTTCACATGCAAGTATCAACGGGGTATTTTCATCACTATCTGCAAGATTTACATCTGCTCCATGATTAAGGAAAAATTCAATACAGTTTTTATATTGATCTGGATTTTCTTCAGTAGTTTTTTGAATGGCTTTTAACAAAGGAGTTACATTATCAGGTCCATCCGCGCGGTTTATAATAGAAGGATCAGCATTATACAAATCCAATAATTTAGCCGGGTCACAACCGCGATCTAACACATCTATAATATTTTCTTCTAAAGGTGAAGCAGCAGAATCCATTTATATACGTCTTAATATAAATGGACATAAAATTTAATTGGGTTTAACCAAAATATACAAGTACTGATATTCATAATGACATTTGATTAAATCTATTTTTCCCTGTACAATGAATCCAGCATTTTGTGCCATTGTCAAAATCGCATCCTCCGTCTCCATATACAAATGATGTTCATTTTTACGAACCATTCCGGTTTCTTTATTTACAAATTTCTCTCTAAAAAATGCCATATTTTGGTCAGGTTGATAGTCAAAATTAGAAACATAATCCATATCATTAAATACAATCTTTGTTTTTGTAATACGTTCTTTGGCGTATTTTTGAGCAGAAACCAGTAGAAGTGGATTACCAGGAGGTAATATTGGATCAAACATTTCACGATTTACCACATGAATAATTAGTGTCCCACCAGGCATCAACCACTTCATACAGTTGTTGAAAAATTTCATTTTGTCCTTAAAGTAGTAAAGTGTAAAATACAAACATAATATGTGCGTAAATGTATTTTCTTGAAAAATATTTGACGAAAGAGCATTTCCCTTCATAAATTTTTCATTTGGATAATTTTCTTTTGATTTTTTTACCATTGCTTGAGAATCATCTAAACCGATCACATTGAATCCTTTAGACGCCAACTCGGAAACATGATGTCCTGTTCCAGACCCGACATCTAAAATAACACTCTCGTTGGTAGGTTTTACTTGATTTACAATTTCACCGATTTCGTAATCATCCTTTATTTTATTATACACAAGATGATCATATAAGTCAGAATAAAAGTCATCATAAACATCTGTGCCAGTTTTGATGGTATATTCTTTGCTTGTTTCAAATCCCTCTTTTCCTCCCAATCTGATAAATCTAAAAAATGCAACCATAATAAGAAGAAAGAGAACAAACAATAATATTTTTCCCCAATCGGATAACCTACTATAAGTTTTTAGAATAGGAGAAAATATAGATTTCATGGGTTCTATATGTACTATTGTTATTTTTTTACGGAACTTTTTCAATAATTAAATGATAAATATGTATAAGAATGGCATCTTGCGAAATTAATGATAAAAGAGAAGCCAAGCTATTTAAGGGAATCTCTTTTTCAGAGTTTAAAAAAACAGATGTGAAAAAGGAATTACTAAATAGCCTGATGAAATCAAAAATAGAACCATCGTGTTACTGGTGCGCAGAATTAATTTGCGCAGGCCATTATAGTGATCTATGGGACATAATTATTATTTTTTATAGCAAACATGTTCATACTGGGAATCCTAAAATAGCAAACTATTTAGAACTCAGAATAAACACTTTTAAAGATATTGTGTCCAATGGGTTTGTAGGACAAGAAATTCGCATGAGAAACAATGACAAAATAAGAAAACTTTTTTGTGAAATTATGTGCGTTCTTTGTTCTGCTAAAAAAAAACATAGTTTTAATGAAGTGAAAATCAAACCCGACGATTTTATTATGACAAATATGACAGACCGGTTTAAAGCTCCAAATGTGATATATGGAACAGAAATTTTCTTAAAAGACGACAGCAAGGAGCTTTTTATTGCGGTAAATGAACTCATGTACTCTTTATCGCCAGAAGGAAAAAATACAATTAGTGCGTGCTATTGGATGGAATGGATTATGCAATTTGAAGCAATATGCAAGGCAAAAAAGGAAAAATGTCTATGCGAACGTCGTTCTAAAATGCCAGTTGAATCAAAATTTCAAATGGATGTAGTATGGCTTATTTGGGATGCAATAATAACCCAGGCAGAAAAAAAAGACAAACTCACCCAAAAAACAGTACAGAGTTTATTGAAATTATATACACTGAAATACATGCCAACTATATATAAAAAACGCAAATATCTTATGTATTTTGCAATCTCACTTTTATTGGAAACAATAAATTATCATGAAGAACTTGTAACATCTGACGATAAAATTAAAATGGCAACAGTAATGGAGAAAATAGATGTAGTTTATAAGCAAATAAAATCAAATGAACAAGCACCAAATACAGATTATTTATTCAAACACGCAAAACAAAGTAATTTAGAAAAAACTATTGAAAAATTAGAGAAAATGAATTCTTTTGGCGAATCATTTATTCCGCGTATATAATTTTATCTAACTTTATTGTATGAAGACTGAAAGAATAAATTTTATGCCCCGCGTATTTTCCCATCGCGCTGGAAAAACAATGAAGAAGAATCGTCACTACGGACATCCGCATACACCCCGCCATAGAAGCTTTGCAAAACATTTTATAAAAGTCATTGCAATCAATTTCTTGACACTTTTGAACATTGTAAAATTATACCACTGGAAAACAATGAGCTTTGCAGGGCACAAGGCTTCAGATGAATTATACAGCAGCCTCAGTACCAATATTGACAAATTTATTGAAATTTTGCTTGGAAAAACCGGAGAACGTATTGACTTAATGGGGACAAATACACTTAAACTAAAAAATTTATCAGAAATTGCGGATATGAAGAGAGAAGTAAACGCCGCCAAACAGTTTTTGGTCAGTTTAGATAAATCTTCGGATATGAAGATTATGTATAACTCAGATTTATTCAATGTTCGTGATGAAATATTAGGAGACTTGAACCAATTTTTATATTTGTTGACACTCAAATAAATACATTTATTATCAAAATAAAATATATTTATTTTTATTATAATGGATTACGGAGAGAATAGACCACAAAACACATTTGTAGATAATATCATGAATGATATAAAAGAATCAGCCAATAAACCCATTAGTAAAATGCCAAGCCTTGAATCTCCAGATCAATCCACAACATCCTTTTTTACATGGATTCAAAATATTAGTTGGATTACATGGTTAATTGTGTTTTTAGTTTTAGCATTCTTAGGATTTAATATTTTTGTATATTTAGCAAAAGGAGCCACTGATATTACAACTATTTTTGCTATCTTATTTCAAAAAATAGCAAACTTATTTGGGTTTGTCGTAGTAGAAACGACAAAACAAGCCGCACAGGCGAGCGCACCTGGTATGAATGTAATTGCAGGGGCTACGACAGGAGCTTTAAAAGGAGCAAAACAGGCAACATTAGACCAGGACATAAATAACTCGGGAGAGAAAACAGAAAACCAAGACTATGAAGCAGATGATTCATATAGTAAAATTCAAGGAACATCGGGTAAAGCAGGGTGGTGTTATATTGGCCAAGAAAAAGGTATTAGAACATGTGCAAAAGTGGGAGAATCCGATGTCTGCATGTCCGGAGATATATTTCCTTCCAGCGATGTATGCGTGAATCCTTCGTTAAGAACCTAAACTTTTTCAGAAGGTATTGCATTTGCAGATTTTAATAAAGGATAATTTACCGGAAATTTATTTCCACTTGAACTCATTGTAAGTCTTTGTCGTGGATACCATGTTTGAAGACCATCATTAAAACATAATAATCTTTCTGGACCAGGAACATCTGATGCCGATGTTAAATTGCAAAAATTTTGAGTTGTTTGTGATAATATTTGACCAGTGCAAATATTTTCAACTGTATTGCAAATAAGAGACCCTCCGTTGGCTATAACAATTGGATCAGGTTCTATATTTACATTATTAGGATTAAACGGTAAGGTATTTGGTGGATAAGGATTTACAGGAGCTCCAAACGGAGGTAATGTTGAAGGAGGATCCTGGACAGAGGGTATTACTGGAGACGGTAATATACCAGGGGTCACACCAGTCACTGGTATAGAACATGTTAATGGTAGATTAGTTCCTTGGCCGGTGGAAGCAAGAATATTTGTATAATTTACTCGTTTTAAACTTTGGGTATTTGGTTCAGTAAAGGTCTGTGATTGAGACGCCCATGTTGTATTTCGGTTTGTCCATTCTCCTTTTGCTATTTTGCTGTATCGTAATTGCTTTGTAAGATCCTGTGAGTTTTTCTTATACTGTAATATATTTCCTTTATAGTAAATTTGATATGCTTCTGCCACTTGATTGTATGGAATAGTTTTTTTAAGAAATGGTATATAAACCATATCTTCTACAAACGTAGGTTGATAAGAACACACACTTTGAACGCGACTCCAAACTCGTGTTGGATTGGGTAAATAACCAGGTCCTAATCCTATACAAGGCGCATTTTGTAGAACATTTACAACAATTCCACTTGCAACTGTTTTTTCAGTAGTTATATTATAAATTGAAAGTGTATTTAGACCAGATGGAAGTAGTAAATTATTAAATGTAAAATACAAAATAAAATTTGTATAATCAAATGTAGATACCGTGCCTAAGTTAGACTGTGAAACAAACAAGTTTCCGTACTCATCTAATGTTAAGAAATAAGGATGGTTAATAGTAAGACTCCTTCCCGGAAATGGAGCATTTAATGATAATGAATAATATGTTATTAGATTACCGGAAACATCTGAAATACAAAGATTGTTGGTTGCATCCACAACAACACCAGTTGGCTGGACAAGAAATCCTAAATTAGGCAATATACTGCTTGTGGGGGTTGCCAACAAGTTAGATATTTTTACGACAGTTCCAGATGTAGAGTTATAAGTAGTAACATATAAATTGTTAGTCATATCATATGCAATTTGTTGTAGACCAGGAGTTCCAACTGAATAAAGCAATATGTTTGCTCCTGTGATTTGATTTACCAAATAAATATCTCCATCATAGCTACAAGCATATAAGGTGTTATTGTTTAAATTATACACTATACCGGTTAACTCTTTAATGTAAGACGGAGTTTTATCAAATAAAGGGTCAACAATATTAGTAGTCAGATTGTATTTCACAATGTATCCATTGTATGGAGAACCCGTTGTACTTCCACCATTTGATATATAAAGGTTATTTTGATTGTCAATCGTTAAACCTGCTGGATATGTCAATAAAGGACTTGAAAGCATTGGAATAGGAGCCCCATTCATAATTTTTTTATACACAATTTGATTATTGTAGTCAGCTGTATACAAAATATTATTTTTATCAACTACTCCTACACTTTGACTTGCAGGCAAAGGAAGCGTCTCGTATATAGTGGGAGTTTTATTCGCATTATAAGTAAATATATTGGAAACATTATTTCCGGATGTGTTTTTTAGTACATAAGAATTTCCTGAAAACGGAATAGAAGATGGGTTATTGTATATTAATGTTGCTGGAGAACGTTCTATTACTGGATTTGGTATTGTTATAATAGTCGCCATTATACATAATAGATAATTAAAATGTTTCATAAATACATTTATTATTTATGAAAATTTCTTATGGATTGAATTGATCTTTGGCTCCAGTAAAATACCATCGCAATGATAAATAATTAGAACTGGGCAAGTTCATAGAACTACCGACCATCTTTGTATTTGGTCCTTGATCCACAATGCGCTGAATTTGTGTTGTTCCCAATGCATAATTATAATACCACAAATTAGACGTATTACCAGAAAATCCTCCGTTCATAGACACATATACATTACCGTAATTTTGTTTTGGAACTCCAGCCAATTTAATACTACGAGAAATGGTTCCGTTAATATACACATCAAGGGTATTGTTTTCACAGCGAATCATAACATTTACCCATTTGTTTAATGGAATATCAGGAATTACAACCTCTTCATTTATATCACTGTATGTGTTCATGACCACAACCAGAGAATTTGTGTTGGGCGCAATATATAATCCAGGGGCATTATTTGGATAAATCATTCCCTTACTATTCATGGTTTCATTTCCTTTATGGAATATATGACGATATTGGTTTTCCAAATATTGAATATTATTAATGTAAATCCAGACCGACCAAGTAAATTCTAAACCATCTTTAGCGTTTACTGAACGAGGGATCGTCACTGCACCCTTTGACCCGGGGTCTTGAGGAAATACCATCATTTGCGTTGAATCTATAGATCCGTTAATAAGATGAGGGGAATTAGAAGCGCCAAGCCACCAAACAAGTAATGTAATTCCTAAACGTAATATAACAACAAATAAAACAATGATTACCAACATGAAAGATAAGCGGGCTACCAATGAATTTGATTCTAAAAAATCTTTTGACGCGCCAACATTTCCTACAGAAGATTGATTTGCAAAATTTGTCATTCCTGGATAATAATTTGGTCTGGAGCCATAGTTCATATTATTGTTGTTATTGTTATTAAATAAATTTAAGAATGTACCTGCCATAAATACTATATACTATAAAAAGAAAATACATTATAGCAGGAAACCAACTTATAAATAATACAATTCTATTCTGCTAAATAATCTTTTTATCATAAAATCCAATGTACTTGTTGTTTTCTTCGTCAAATAAAGTTAGCCAAAGATTATTATAAAACTCGGTGGGCCCAACCTTATGAACATTATTAAACCAATCACTATTAGAAGTTACTTCGTTGTGGTAATATTCTAAATTATATCCTGGTATTTTTGAATTCATATGATGAATGTGGTGATATTCTATCCCCATGTAAAAATATTTAAGAAAATATGGAATCTGAATAAATGAACTTCCAATTAACCCGCTATTTCGTTGAGACCAAGTGTCATTTTTTACCGCATATGCAGGATTGTACGAATGTTGATTGTGAAAAATCATAAAAGATATTGAAAATGACACGAAGAGTGAAGTCATTATATGATGAAGTATTCCTGTGGAAGAAAGAATATAAAAATAGATCAAAACCCCAATGTTATTTATTACGTGATCGGTTATAACATCTTGTAGAGTAGCATTAAATTTTTTTGGATGCTTCCATTTTTTATAAATATAAATAAATCGTTGCATGACTCCAAAATACAAAGTGGGTACAATTGTAAAAAATACACAAGGATGTTTGTAAACATAATATAAAGTTTTTTTTAAAGTTGAGAGTGAATTATATTGTTTTTTTGTTAAGATAATAGTTTCATTAAAAAAATATTTTTGTTTATTTTCTATATTTCCATTTGTTAAATGATGCGTGTGGTGGTCCAATATCCAATTTGGACTTGTTACTACTATTATACCCGTTATATGTGACAATATATAATTTAGATGTTTGTTTGGAGTATACGATCTATGACAGCAATCGTGAAAAATAATAAATGTTCTATTTAATAATAGGGAAATAAGGGGAACTATTAACCAACTGATAGCATTATTTTGATTCAACCATAATAAATAAAAAGATCCCGATATTATAAAGACATGCTTTGTAAAATCAATAAATGAGGAACTATACGAAGACTTATATTTTATAAATAGATTACTTTCATTCATAATATAACTACATATGTTTTTGTTTTTATATTATGATTTTTTATACAGATATACTTCCTTGTGTCTGTCCATTTTTTAAAAAGGCGACCTGAACCTTGTAATCATTACCGAACCAACTTGATCCGCCATAACCCTTTGCATAAATATTCCATGCTGTCTGAGGGTCAAGGGCATTTGCCCAATACTGTAATTCGGAAGTCCAGCCAGAGAATCCCCCGTTAGGAGTGATATAAACAGGTGAATTTTGATTAACATATGCTATTCCTGGTAAAATAGAAGTTTTCACAAGCTTTCCATCAATATAGACATCTAATGTTCTTCCATAAACGCTAATAAGAAGATTTACCCATTTTTGTATTGGAACATTTGCAACGGTCACGTTATGGACAACATGCCCTGTTTTTGGAGTAGAGGCCGATGTTTGATCCCCTGGATAACACGCTAAACTGATAATGACATTATTTTCAGTTGGGGCTAAAACTACAGACGGACAGGGATCAATACCAGAGGTTGTTTCCTCTGCTCCAGTCGTAGTGGCTGTTTCTGTATTGGCTCCTGCTGTATTGGCTCCCGCTGTATTGGCTCCCGCTGTATTGGCTCCCGCTGTAGAGCTTTGTGCACCCATTCGCCCAAATATAACCTTAGGTTCACCATACCGGTAATTCCAATTGTCCACATAAAACCAAATAGAATAAGCATAATTACTTGTGTTTGTAGAAGTTGCTAAAGTGCTGGGGTCAACAGTTATTATTGTTTGGCCTGACTGCATAGTTGATATTTTATTTGTATCGGCAAGCAAATAATTAAATACAATATACACTAACAACAATGTTAAAATTACAAATATAATAGTTCTTGCATTCATAAATGCAACTGGTGCTTTAGTTCCGGTTGATGAATATCCAGTTTGAACAACATTAAATATACCAATTGTTAATATTATGAAAATAATGATTACAAAAACAAATTTTCCAGATGCCATATAATATAATTATAGAATAATATTTGTCCAACTAATGACTAAAGTTTGCAACTTACATCTTTTTTACTAAAAAAATTTATATTGAAATTGGTATAAAATATAATAACTCAGATGGAGACATTGTTGGAGGAGTTTTACTTTTCAAAACCGAATAGATATTCTGTATTTGAAAAATATTCATTGTCTGGTCAAAGTACAATAAATTACATAACTTACCATTTATTCCTCCCTTTTGACCAACTGTTAATTTATCCATTGTCATATAAGGTACTACATTTATTGCCGAGTTGGCCAACTCTCCATCATAAAATATGTCCATTGTTCCTCCACTATAATTAATAACAATATTATGCCACTTTTGGAGAGAAATATTTTCCTTTTTCATAATAATTTTTTCTGTAGAAATTTGCATTTCCGGATCAACGGATTTTACTGTAACAATCAGAGTATTTAATGAAGGGTTGTAACTTACATTTGGTTTTCCGCCATAATCAAGAATTGTTGTATAAGAGCTATAAGAATAATTTGTGTTTGGCGCATGTTCGTCAATATAAACCCAAAACGATAAACCATACCGGTATTTAAATTTATTTTCGGTATTTAAATCGTGAAATGACGCAATTGTTTGCTCTGAATCTACGTCAATCGGCTCCACAACAAATTGTTTTCCTCCTTGCTTTGAAAAATTTCCAACCGTAACACGAGTAATGTAACTAAAAATTAAATACAGTGTTACCAAGAGCATGACAAAAAACATGACATAGAATCCGTATCTCTCTCCACGATCTAATGAAGTCCGACTTTTATAAAATTGTTGGGCCATAGATCCAGTTCCAAAAAATATAGAATACCATGGTTTATCGTATAAATTGGAAAATATTTTCTTGTCTTTACTGAATGCATTTGCAAACATTAATAATTTATACGCACTATAAGCAATAATCATTCCAACAATAATATATATTAAAACAGATACAAGACTAAAGTTTGTACTGAATGCACCACTTGCGTTAAGTAAATAATACACACCGAGACCAATTGCCACTCCTCCAACTATTAAAATTAACATTTGAATTACAATTTGTGCCATTGGATCAATAACCAAAAGATTGTTTTTACGCTTATAAATAAACCAGGAAATGCTTATACATATTACACTAAATACAAGAATAGATGTAAATATAAATATTCCCAAGTATTTTGTTACGTAACCAAAAGGATCATATGAATAAAATAAAGCGGTTAATATCACATATATGATAGCCATGGCTATAAAACTGTTTATTTTATAAACGACGTCCACATTGTAAGCCTGGTTTGTTAAAAACAAGATGACAAATGCTCCTAAAAAAGTTAAAATAAAACCCCCTTCCAACGTAAATGCCTTGTGATTTTTATCAATAAAATACCAACTCCACAAAAATAAGAGAAAAACTATAAAAAGAGTAAAAAATTTAATTGTCATTTCTCTATTAGAAGCAGTAACTTTTTGAGTTACATATTGAACTGGTATTGCTTTTACTACAGATCCAACTGGAGTTGCGACGGGAGCTGTTGCCCCTCTTGCACCAAGTCGGATATCATATAGATTATTCAATTGTTTTTTCAAATTCTGAAAAAAGGACGCCATTTAATTATGTATTTACTGTTATATACTAAATACATAATAATTATTTGCATTTACATGTTTTCCATAGCTGTTTTTTTCCCGTGACACTCTCTACAAAGTGCCTCTAAATTATTTACACTGTTATCTCCTGCATCTGCTAATCTTGTTTTATGATCTACTTCAAACCAAGCATTTAATTGTTCATTGCAATGAGCGCATCTCCAATTCTGGTTGGAAGCCACATATTTTTTCTTTGTTTCGCTTACGGAGCGCTTGCTTCCATTTTTACCAGATTGAAGTAATTTTCTCTCTCCAGGAGGAGTAAACATATGAACTGCTGGGTGGCCGGGATCGTTTGATCCTTGATCAAACCCATCCATGAATCCAGACGAGTTTGTAGAAGTGAAATCAAATAAAGGGTTCAATATGTTCATTGATGAGCGATCAAATGGCATATATTTCACAAAATTATTTGCGTGCATTAAAACTTGTTTTCCCTGTTCAGGGCTCCTTTTTATCATCAAATAGAATCCAAGTCCTAATATTGCAAAAAATATCATTTGGTAATATTTTTTCCAGGCCATTAACATTTTTGTATATTTTCCACCATTGTATGAATTATAGATTAGAAATGCAGTAACGCCTAAAATAAGTAATTCAAGTTTCATATATTTTAAGAATATTTTATTTTTCGCGAAGATCGGCGTGAAACCCTTTTATTTTTTTGACTTATACGCCCGCTTGTATTGCTATACGCAACAGAATCAGTAATGGAATAAGAAGTTGTTGGAATTAGTTTTTTGAGATCTCGCGTAAGATTATCAACATTTATAGGAGTTGTTGGATTTTCGTATAAATAAGTTGTAAATATATGTTTTAATTGAGAAAAAATGCCGCGTTCCACGGGAACAGACAATAAATCTACATATGATATAATAAATCCCCAAATATCAACGGTAGGTAAAAATAATCTTTCAAGAAATTCTTTTTTTAAAAACTGATTTTCTTTTGTATATTCCATAACTATTTTTGTTAGGTATGTATAAATAAAATTATATGTTACTTTATCTTCATTTGATGATGTTGAATTAGAGTAAAGTTGTTCACCAAATATTTTTTTTAAGATAAGAGTTACTGTTCTAATATGTCCATGTCCATGTTTTTTTGTAAAATATGTCATATAGCTTTTTATAAAATGAAAGACTTCTTTACTTGAAATAGGTTTACCCTTTTGTCGGGTAATAAATGATTGATACATTTTAATAAATATGGAATTGAGCAATAATACAGAAAAAGGAACATTAAATTGAAGTGTTCTGCTGAATTGATTTGTTTCATCTTCGGGGTTATATTCCTGAGACAGCCCCCAATCAATTAAGCGAGTATCTCCATGAGTGTCTATCAATATATTAGACCCTTTTATATCGCAATGATATATGTTTAATTTATTCATCGGAACAATGCCATGATTTAACAGTTGAATGAGAGAACTGTTTGCGCGTAATATCATTTCATTTGTATCATTACCTTTATATGTTTTATCTATATCAACGCCACCATCTGGCATGGTTAGCACCAATAATTCATCCAATTTATCATTGACATTATTTTTTGTTAGACCATCATTTTTAAATGCACGACTACAAATATCTTCAAATGACATCATATCCGATTCAGTTAACTTATCGGGTTTACAAAGTTCAATGCCATCTATTAAAAAATATTTTTTATAGTCTTTTATAGTAGCCAACAATGGTTTAAATTTTGTAATATCGCTGTATTCTTCTTCACTGTGTTTAGATGTCATTAATTTTGACACTTTATTGGAGGATGGACGTTCTTTGTTTTTGCATTTTAAGGCGGGACGAAAAACACAACCATATCCTCCTGCTCCAATAGGTTTTCCTCCAATATTCAGTTTTCTTGTTTTTTTACCATAGAACCTCTTATTGAAAAATGTTTTTCTTTTTTTATGAAAATGCATATAATAAATAGTTTACTTAATATATGCTAATATTTTTTATAATCCATACAATTTGGCAGTTTCGTGATCAAAAAACCATAATTTATTGTCTTTTTTTGTCTTCTGGTAATATCTGAGTAAAAATTCTTCCAATGAACACAATTCTTCTTTTACCATTCCTTTAGTGCTATCTTTTGTATATTTCTCGCTTCCAACTAATTTATTAAGCAACGCAAGAGTATCCTTTTTTCCTGCTCCATCACACCGAGCACCTGTATTTCTTTTTTCCAGAGTGTTTTTTACTTTAAATACTAAGAAACTGTAGTTTTTATTTTCGTAATCAAAAAATCCTAAATACGTTGCAAGTTGACTACGAACCTTATCCATAGAATATTCCTTATCTAAATAATTAATTTTTATTTCACGACCGTCCTCCGGCGGAGCTTGCTTCCATTTTTTTGTTGCAGAATCATATAAAAATATAGTTTGTATTTTAATGTTGTATAAAACTATAAACGTAAACCCTTTGTATTTTTTTATTTTAGAGTCAAAGTATTGACGAACGTAACTTTGTATGCTTTTATCTGATACTATTTCTGACTTGTACAAATATTGAAGCAATACTATCTTATGATTATAATGCAACATATCAATTATATGTTCAACCAAAAATTCTGTTAGATATTCTAATGAAAATCCATCTTCAACCATTTTTCTCATTGTTATACCGCAATGCTTGTACCAATTGTCGTCTCCTCTTGGAGCAAACTTTTCTTTAACAAATTGTTGAGCAATATTAAATGATTCGGAAATTTCATCCATAATAATTTTACCAGGTTCTTGAGTTAAAAGAGAATCTTCTGAAAAATTATCAGAATCATCTTCTTCCAATTCGTCATCATCTATAATTAGACCTGTTGCTAAAGGTTTTACACCGGATAAAGGTTTTACACCGGATAAAGGTTTTACACTGGCTAAAGGTTTTACACCGGATAAAGGTTTTACACTGGCTAAAGGTTTTACACCGGATAAAGGTTTTACACTGGCTAAAGGTTTTGATAACCCTCTTTTCAATGTAAATTGTATACTGCTATTTTTAAAATCTATCGGGATGCTACGTTCAAATACTGTAGTTTGTTTATTATCCAACTCAATCGGTTGAAATAAATAATAATCTCCAATATTCACCAATTTTCCTGTTCTTCCATATTTATCGTTGATAAATTCATTATTATCTTCTATCATCTGAGTCAAAGCAGAAAAAATTTGTATAATAGGATATTTTTTTTGATGATTAATTCTATTTATTAAATCCTCTCGTTTAAAAAAAAATCTACCATCTATTTTATCTCCAAATAATTTACGAACCCTTGAAATTATTTTATCAGAATTTGCTATTATAAAATTTTCACTATAAGTATCTTCTCGTATATCAGAGTCTGTTATAGTTTTTATTGGATGACATTTAAAATCGCATTCCATATAATCACATGTTGCCGAATAAGGAATATCTCCAACTTTAAAATTATCTATTACTTCACCATTAGCAAGAATTTGTGTTACAGTTTCGTTTTTTGATTTTAAAGCTTTTTCAAAATTAGTTTGTGTAAAATTAGTTTGTTCATAATTCAATATGCAATCAACTGCTGTTTCTTTTAGTATGCGACTTATTTTTCCCATTTGAGCAGCTTTCATTTCTGCAAGACGATAAACATATAAATCTGCAGCTTCTTCATTTGTATTTGTAAGCAATGTTCCATACATAAAGATTTGAACATTTCGTTTTTCAAAAGGGAGATCTTTATGGCTGAAATTACGAACACCACGACCAATAATTTGTTCAATACGATTCATATTATACCACGGCTCCATAATGTGGACTTGGCGTATAAACTTAAAATCAACACCTTCTGATCCGGCTTGTGAAATAAGTATAACTTTAATGCGATGTCCGTCAACATTGTTATCACTTGTAACTGCTTTTACTTCATAATTATTGTTGGGTGATATACGAGGGTCACCTGTAATCATGCAATATTTTGCTGTAGAAAAGTTCTCTCCTTTTTCTTGTCTTTTTTTCATTGTTATTGCGTTTAATGGTTCATTTGTTGGGGGAGTTGTAAAAAAATTTTTTGAATTCTGGCTAAAACGGGAAAATCCAAGTTCTTCTAATGCAAGAGCAATAGGAATTAAACCTCCGTCTAAATATTGCGAATATATTAATATGATACCCTCTGAATTTAAAATATTTTCACATATTGATTTAATTTTCCCACTATATTTTCCAATTTCGCTTGGAGAGAAAATGTGATTATTAGAATATTTTGGTTTGTATGAAAAGGACCCCTTAATAGGAGGATTTTTTGAATCAACAAAGTCCATAATACGTTCTAATCCTTGTTTTCCTGTTATTATTTGGGGGTCAATTTGATAATGAACCGACGATGAGGTAGATTTATATGTTTCAACGGTGTCTGGTGTATTATCATTTGATGCAAAAATATCTTCGTCCTTCTCTTCATCTTGACCTCCAGACATTTTTTCTTCTTCAGATCCAGGAGAGAGAAAAGGATTAGATACACTTTCTTCTTCAACCGGAGAATCGTCTAAACCAGTAACTTCAACTTCTTCACCAATAGGAGAATCATCTGAATCGTTGAGTTCAACTTCTTCACCAATAGGAGAATCATGTAAACCAGTAACTTCAACTTCCTCTCCAACCGGAGAATCTTCTTCTTCTTCTTCTTCTTCTTCTTCTTCTTCTTCTTCTTCTTCTTCTTCTTCTTCTTCTTCTTCTTCTTCTTCTTCTTCTTCTTCTTCTTCTTCTTCTTCTTCTTCTTCTTCTTTTTCT